GAAAGAGAAGATGGTAGTAAGTACATCGCTACTGACGTAACTAAATTTGAAAACCCATAGGAGATTATAATGAGTATCCGTAAACACATTGAAGCAGCAGATGATGCTCTTCGTTCAGCAATCATTGAAGCACTAGAAAATAAAAGAGATGAACAACTTGAGACAATGTTTGAAGCTCTTAGTAAGGTAAGAGAACTTATTCTTACTACTCCTATTAGGAGTGTTGATAATGTTGTTAGTTATTATAAGAATAAAGCAGAGTATGATTTTAGTTTAGATCTTAAGGATGAGGACTACGGATATAAATTAAACGTAGATGACATCAATATCTTTACTAATAGGCATGGTAAAGACTTAGATAATTTAGACGGTCCTGAATAACTATAAATACTTCTAGCTTAGAAAAAGTATCTTTAGGACTAGAAGTATGTCAAAGTTACTGACAAATCAGATATCAAATTACGCAGACAACGGACCTGTAGAAGCAAAGGAAGGTTTAAATTTTGCAACAGGAAAACCTTTGCAGATAGCAGGTGCTAGTGGAACCAGTGGGCAGTATTTAAAGTCCACTGGTTCTTCTATTGAATGGACTACTTTTCCAACTATACCATCTGCTCAAGTAAATGCTGATTGGAATGCTACCAGTGGTGTAGCACAGATACTTAACAAACCAACTCTTGCTACTGTAGCAACAACTGGATCTTATACTGATCTATTAAATCAACCAACAATACCTGCTGCACAACTACAATCTGATTGGAATCAAAGTAACTCAGCATCATTAGATTTTATTAAGAATAAACCAACTTTATTTGATGGTCAGTATGCTTCTTTATCAGGAGCACCTAGTGTACCTGCAACTGTAAATGACTTACAGGATGTTAACATACCAAATCCCGTAGACAATAGGTATATTAAATGGGATTCTGCTAGTAATAGATGGATACAAGGTACTGGTTCTGCTGGTATTTTAGATATTGTAGAAGACCAATCACCTCAACTTGGAGGGACGCTTGATGCGAATGGCAACACCATTGATATGGGAACCAATGTTATTACTGATGCTGGTGTTGCTAATTGGAATACTGCATATGGTTGGGGTAACCATGCCACCGCAGGTTATGTAACAGCTTATACTAATACTACTTACACTCAACAGTCAGTTCAAGATAACGCTGATGTCAAACTAAGATTGACAGGAAGTGATGGTGTCTTAGATGATATTAAACTTACTGCTGGTACTAATGTAACATTTACTGCTGTAGGTGCTAATGGATTTACAATCAATGCAACAGCACAACAATCTGGTGGAGCAACTGTAACTACAGATGATTCTGCTCCAAGTACTCCTGCTGATGGAGACCTATGGTGGAAATCTGATGAAGGTAGGTTGAAAGTATTCTATCAAGATCCTACTGGTTCACAATGGGTTGATGCATCTCCACCATTAGCAGCAGTTGCATTAGGCAACGCTCCTTCTACTGCTAGTTCTACTGGTAGTGCAGGTGATATTAGATATGATTCTGGATATGTGTACATTTGCGTTGCTACTGACACTTGGAAAAGAGCAGCACTAACAACTTGGTAAAATAAATAAAAACACGGAGCACACTGAGAAATGGCAATAGATTTTCCCTCAACAACAGGGCAAGCAACGGATGGTTCATATGCACATACCGCTTCTGGTATCACGTGGGCATGGGATGGTACAACATGGAAATCACAAGGTGTAACAGGTAGTTATGTTCTCCCAACAGCAAGTGCAACAGGACTTGGTGGTATAAAGGTAGGTTCTGGACTTAGTATTAGTAATACTGGTGTGTTGTCATGGAATACTACAATAACTGATCCAGTATCAATACAGAATAAATTATATTTTTCAAATAATTTTACTAATTCAACTGCTTTAAATGCAGTTAGTAATAGCACATATCAGGGTATGTTTGCTCTCCTTGACTCTGATGGACATGGATATTTTTCTCGTGGTGGAACTGTTAATGTTGCAGTTACTGTAGGTGTAGATAATGTTAATGGACAAGCAACAGGAGTATTTTATTTTGATGGTGTAGAAAAACCTGCTTTATATTCTATTAATAGAGGTGTTACTTTTATCTTTGATCAGTCAAACGCATCTAACGCTACTTACAACAGTCAAGCTCATCCATTGATGTTTAGTACAGGTCCTGATGGTGATCATAATGGTAATGGACACTACATGACAGGTGTACAATATAAGTTAGATGGTGCTAATGTTACCATGGCTGGATATGTTAGTGGATTTGCAGCTGCTACTACTCGTACAGCAGAATTTACTGTTGCTGCCAATGCACCTGACACACTTTACTATTGGTGTCATTCACATACAGGACAAGGTAATAGTTTTCAAGTTAGTCAAGGTCCTTGGGTTCAACTATTAGATAAATCTTCATCTATAGGAGAACTTAGAGATGTAACTATTAGTGGACCTACTAATGGTCAAGTATTAAAATATAATGGATCTGCATGGGTAAATGGTGCTGATGCTACTGGTGGTAGTTCTTATACTGATGGTGATGTAGATGCTCGTTTGAACACTGCTACTGCTACATCTGGTCAAATTCTTAGTTGGACTGGTACTGATTATGACTGGGTTGCTGACCAAACAGGAGGAGGTGGTAGTACTCTTACAGTACAAGATGAGGGATCTGCTCTCTCTACTGCTGCTACAACATTAAATTTCGTAGGTTCTGGTGTCACCGCTTCTGGAACTGGTGCAGTTAAAACAATAACGATTGCAGGTGGTGGTACTTCTTATGCTGATAGTGATGTTGATACACATTTAAACACATCATCTGCATCTGCCAGTCAAATTTTGAGTTGGAATGGTAGTGATTATGCATGGGTTGCTGACCAAACAGGTAGTGGTACAGGATTATCATCAAGGACTACAGCTAATGCGACAGCAACTATTGCAAACGGTGCGTCTGCAAACCTCACAATTGCAGCTGCAAAAACATATGCATTACATAAAATTCAAACTTCTCACGCTGCATGGGTAACTCTTTATACAGATACAACTTCTAGAACTCAAGATGCTAGTAGAACTGAATCTACTGATCCAGTAGCAGGTTCTGGTGTTATTGCTGAGGTTATTACATCTGATGGTGCTACTCAAAAAATTACGCCAGCTGCTATGGGTTACAATGACGATGGCACTCCATCAACCAACGCATATGTAAAGGTAGTTAATAAGAGTGGTAACACAGCAGCCGTTACTGTAACATTACACTTCGTACCATTGGAGGCTTAAATGGCAGATCCTATTTACGTAGTCACTCTTAAAAATAGAGAGGATCTGGATAGTTTTTATGCTGATATGAAATCAGATGGATATCAAATTAGTTTGAAGCGTCCTCTCAGTAGAAACACTCACTATCACATGACTGATCTTCAAGCAGAAAATTTGCGTGGAGACTCTAGAGTATTAGCTGTAGAAAAAAGACCAGAAGATTTAGGTATCATTAGAAAACCATGTGCATTGCAAAATAATACAATGCATGTTCATTCTGGAAACTTTAGAAAACAAGGTACTTTCCAACCAATTGATCTTGATTGGGGTAAGATACATTGTGCAGGAACTGATGCTCAAAGACAAAAAAATGTATGGGGTTATGGATATCCTGGCAATGGTTCTTCAATTGTAACTGATAACTTAGAAATTTTTAATGATGGTAGACATGTTGATATAGTTGTTTGTGATGATACAACTTCTTTTGACTGTGCTGAGTGGGATAGTTCAACAGTCAATCCTGGTCAAACAAGATTCGTACAGTATGATTGGTATAATCTGAATACTTTTGTTGGTGCAATAGATGATGATAATCAAACTCTTCCATCAGGAACGTATCCAAATTATGTTGATAATGCTGTCAACACATCCTATCATGGTACACATTGTGCAGGAACTATTGCAGGACAACATTATGGATGGGCTCCTGAAGCAAACATTTATGCACTTCAGTTATTGAATGGACACTCTGGAACCACTCCAATCCCCTATTTACTTGAGTTTGATTACTTGAGAGCATTCCATAGAAATAAACCTATAAATCCTGTAACAGGAAGAAGAAATCCTACAGTAACTAGTCATAGTTGGGGTTATGGATATGATTTTAGTGAAGATTTTCCATATGGATGGTCAATAGATGATATTGGATTTGTTGAATACAGAGGTACTACTTATAGTTCTAGTAATCCTGGTCCTAGTGGTTGGTCAATGGATGGAATTGCAGCAGACTTTGGTTTTAAATATAGCAATACAGAAATTCCTATCTCAGTTGCAGCTGTAAATGCTGATGTAGAAGATGCTATTGAAGATGGTCTTATTGTTATTGCTGCTGCTAGTAATGATAATCTTATGGCAGTTCCTCAGATTGATCCCAATACAGGAACAACACATCAAGATTATAATAACCGTGTGAATCTTCCTAATGCACCAGGAACATATTATTACAATAGAGGATCATCACCAGGTGTTGCGAAGGGTGCTGTGTGTGTTGGTTCAGTTAGTACATGGAAAGATTTTCGTAGATCTAGTTTCTCAAACTACGGACCTAGGGTTGATGTATATGCACCAGGTTCTGTAATTGTTTCTGCATATAGTTCAGCTGGAGCTCTTGATACAAAATATGGTGGTAGCAATTATTTTAAAGCAATAAGTGGAACTAGTATGGCAACTCCACAGGTATCTGGTATTGTTGCTTGTCATGCTGGAAACAAATATAGATTAAGTAGTGGTGATGTTCAGAATTTGATAGAGAATCATTGTAAAGTCAATGACATGGCTAATTACGTTGATGATAGAGCAAAAGATCATCTTGCTTTTGTTGAATCTCCAAGTTTTTCTTATTATAGTGTATATGCATTTACTATTGATGGATATTATTACAATCCATCTCCTAACACTGCTCAGAATACTAAGATCAGAATGTATGTTGGAGATACAATTGAATTCTATCTTGGATATGATGGTCAAGGAAATAATACAGGACCTTTAACTAGTCATCCCTTCTATATTAAGACTGCTCCAACTACAGGAACTGGTAACTTAGTTTCTGGTACAACTGGATCTGCTCAAGGTTCAATTAGTGGTGCAATAAAATGGGATACTACTGGAGTATCACCAGGTACTTATTATTATATTTGTGGTGCTCATGCTTCAATGGTGGGTCAGATTGAGGTAATAGATCTTCCTGCAGCTGTTGCTGATCCTTCATCACAAGTACATAGTGCAGGTTTAGGTACACCATCTTCACCAGGAAAAAATAGATATTTACTTGGTACTAATGTAAGACCAACAACAGGTGTGATTGATGGTTGGTATGGAGATACTTTGAAAGGTTTTAGAAATACTGCTAAACCATATGGTAATCGTCAAATATATCCAAGAAAAAGAACATTACATAGAGGACAACCTGGTCCTTTAACATATAATCTTGCAGTAACTGCTCCTTCATTCAGTGACTATGCATTTACTGGTCATGATAGGAACTCTGGATACACTAATAAGACTGATCCTAACTTGACGTTTAGGAAAGGAGATATTATAAGTTTTGAGATGAATGCAAGTGGACATCCATTTTTTCTTAAGACAGTTCAAACTACTGGAACAGGTAATGCGTTAGGTGGAAGTGATGGTGTAGCAAATAATGGTGCATCAACTGGTACTACTATTACGTGGGATACTTCTTCTGTACCAGTAGGAACATATTATTATATCTGTCAATTACATGGTAGTATGACAGGGAGTATATTTATTACATAAATACTACAGCAAATAGAATATTATGGCAGAAGTAAAGGAAAAACCTAAAGGTCCTTTAGGTAAACTTAAAGAAGCAGTTGATGATAAAGAAGAGCAACTGATGTACTTAGCGACACTGATAAGAGTGATCGTTCTTGTGTGGTCCGCAGGAATTTTAACTTTGAACTACGTTAAAATACCAGGTTACGATGCAGGAGAAAAAATTGATCCGACCTTTATAGCTTCGGTCTTCACAGGAACTTTAGC